TTTGTCACAATGCTGTCTACGATTTAGGTTGGCTTCGTCGTTGGGGTGTCGATTGTGATGTCACTAAAGTCTACGATACGTTGATCGCAGCTCCTTTAGTTGATGAAAATAGATTTAGTTATAGCTTGAATAATTTAGCAAAAGATTATTTAGGAGAAAGAAAACAAGGAAACATTTTAGAAGACTTTGGTAAAGAACATGGCTTTAAAGCAATTGAAAATATGCATTGGGTTCCTGTGGAGTACGCTGGTATTTATGCAGAGCAAGATACAAGACTTACATTAAAGCTTTGGGAAGTTCTACGAGTTGAAATACAAAAGCAAGGACTTACTGATATCTTTAATTTAGAAACAGATCTATTACGCCTGCTTTTAGAAATGCGTTGGAAAGGTGTTCGTGTTGATTTAGAACAAGCAGAAAAGACAAAGAAGTTTTTCAAAGCAGAAGAAGAAAAGATTTACAGCAACATCAAAAAAGAAACAGATATTAAAATTGATGCCTCAGATATTTACACTGCTGCCTCCCTACAAAAGGTATTTGATAAGCTAGGGGAAAAGTACGAATACACAGAAAAGAATAAGCAAGCTAAGATCAGCAACACAGCTATGAAAGAAAGTGAGAATCCTTTGATTCAATCACTATCCATAGCTAGAGAATATAATAAAGCACATACAACCTTTATTGATTCTATTCTCAAGCATCAAGTTGATGGTCGTATTCATGCAGAAATTAATCAATTAAAAGGGGAGTATGGGGGCACGGTCAGTGGGCGGTTGTCCATGAATAATCCTAACTTACAACAGGTCCCTGCTAGAAACGAAGCGATCGGTCCTAAGATACGATCTTTATTCTTACCAGAAGAAGGAGAAAAATGGGCTTCCTTAGATTATTCACAGCAAGAGCCTAGACTCCTCGTACATTATGCCAAAAAACACGGTTTAGAGGGCGCTGACACCATGATTAAGTTCTTTCGTGATGGAGAGGACTTCCACCAAGTAACAGCAAATATGGCAGGAATTTCAAGGAAAGAAGCCAAAACAATAGGATTGGGCCTGATGTACGGCATGGGTATAGCTAAGTTAGCAGCTTCTCTTGATATCAGTCAAGAAGAGGCAAAAGCTTTGAAGAAAAAATACAACGATAATGTTAGTTTTTTAAATAATATAATTGTCCGTGCTACAAGATACACAGAACAAAATGGATATATTAATACACTGCTCGGAAGAAGATGTCGTTTTGATTTGTGGGAGAATAAAGACTTTCACGACAAGCGAATGATGTCTTATGAGAATGCTAAGAAAACTTGGCAATGGAATGAAATGAAAAGAGCAGGGACCTATCGTGCATTGAATAGGTTAATACAAGGTTCAGCAGCAGATCAAACCAAACAAGCCATGGTGAATCTGTGGAAGGATGTAGGGGTTATTCCTATGATTCAAATACATGACGAACTCAATGTCTCCGTAGCCAGCGAGACCCAGGTAAAAGAGATTAAAGAGATGATGGAGTCTGCTGTTGAACTACACGTACCTGTTAAATGCGATGCAGAGATAGGGAAAAATTGGGGAAATATTAAATGAGAATAATGTATCAAAGTGGAGAACTTAAACTCAGCTTAACGAAACAAGAAATAAAACACATTGTAGATAGTTCTGGTAGTCCGGTGACCATGGATATTAAAATGTTAAAAGTTTTACATGAGGATATATCTGATTGTGTTAAAGCTCATTGGTCTAATATAGAAGTGTGGGAGGCCATTGAAGAACATCTAGTGTCTCAAAAAAGCATAAGTAAAAAAGAAAAATAAGCATTATATTCTCCTCGAAATAATCAAGGAGATAATAATGTTTAACTTAACCGATAAAGCAAAAAATCATTTCCTAAACTTCTTCAAGGAAGAAGATAAGGATCAGTCAATAAAAGAATTCTGCCAATCAGAATATAAAAAAGATTGGTACGCAGCTTATAGATTCTATAAGGAAGAAGGTCAGTTCCCTAATTTTATTAGGAGAACACTCTAAGCGTTTGCAACAATTTCAGCTAAGGCTTCGCATCTCACAGGGGTTTGCGAATGCCATCTGGAATCCTGCATTTCCAGTGACGCCTGTTTTCTATCGCCATCAGATAATGCTCTCCACATTTTTTTAAACTTTGAAACACCTGTTTTTCCTAACTGAAACACCATTTCGACTATCACATGTTCGATTGCCTGTGGTAATCGTTTATCCGCTTTATAGTTTTCTGATATTAATTGCTCTGCTCCTGCACAAGCTCTATTCAAATCTATTAAAAATAGGTCTTCTATTTCATCTGTTGATATTTTAACACCTTCTTTAAACCTTTGTCTTTCATGTGGTTGTACAAGGTGGCCGATTCCTATCGTGGCTTTTCCCAAGGTATCTAGGTAAACAGTATCTACACAACCTTCATGGTCGCGTATTCTCGCTTTTAATTCGTCAGTAATTTTAATTGTATTCATTGTGATCCTATACCCCAATGTTCTTCATGAGGGTCTTTTTCCTTTCTTTTAAATATAAATGTACTTATTAAATTTCTAATGTGTGTAAATATTCTCATATTATCTGACAGATAATATACCAGTTCCATAAATGTTGTTAGTACTTTTTTGCATTTCTGCTAATCTACTATCAACGGAACCACCTTCGGCTGCAAAAAGAGGACCTACTACTCCTCTAGAAAGATTACTTTCATTAATCTGTTGCATTCTTTCATTAATTCTTTCAGGACTCATATTTAAATTTTGCATTCTATCATAAATCATTTGACCAGATTCAGTTAGATTGGCTACATTATTTTGATTAGTATTTCTAATATTTGATGTTTTTATTTCTTCCAACAATTCTCTTTGTCCTTCAGGCATTACTTTAAATCCTGGAGGTTGTTGGGGTAATCCATAGAGTGTTGAAGGTACCATTGTATCTAATTGTGTTATACCTTGTTTAATTAAATCTGCTTGTTGTTTAGCAGTCATTTGTTCTCTTTCAGTAAGAGCAATATCCTGTAGTTCAGGATCTTTTAATATACTTAATTTATGATTTAAAGGATTTGCAATTTTTTCTTTTTGAACATCTGTTAAAGCACTTATCTTTTCACCAAGTTGTTGTCTTTTTTGATCAACAGTATCTGAAAAACTTTTAAATGCATTAACAGCTAAACCAAATAATCCACCGGAACCTAAATATTGTTGTGCTGCTTGACCCACACCTTGTGCAAGACTACCTAATCCAAAACCAATATCCCCCATAACTTCTCTTGTTGTAGGACCATATTGTTGAACTAATCTTTGTCTCTCTTGCTCTAACGTTCTAGGAGCATCTAGCTTCATTTGAGTGACACCTGTAACACGACTTCCTGTATCTGTATAAACAGGCTTTGTGTATAGGTTTTTGAATCGCTGAAGTTCATCAGCTTGCGTCATTCTTCTAACTGCTCTGTCATCAGAGACATCTGGTCGAGATGGAAAGAATTCTTTACGGCCTCTAGCAGCGTCTAAATCTCTAGCAATATCTGCTCTACTTGTTCTAGCTCTACTGATATTTGCTCTTGTTTGTGCTGCTCTACTAGTCGGTGCTGATCCTGGTGGACCTCCTGACGGTCTAGAGGGTCTACTAATATTTGCTTTTCTTCTACGTGGTGGTGCCATTAGATTGTACCTCGTCTTTTCGCTATTGCTTCTTCTGTTGACATGTTAGTCAGTATAGCTTCTTGTGTTACACGATCAAGTCCTGTTGTTGGGACCGTGGGCAATGGTTCAATGCCAGGCGCCACTTGAGGAGTTACTGGTTGATCAGTTTGAAATACTTCCGATAATAAATCAAAAGGAGAATCTCCTTCAGGAACTGTAAAGTTAATATTTAATTCGTCTCGAAGTAGTCTTTTATCATAATTAGAATCTATGTAGCTGTATATTTGATTTAAAGCTCCTTCCATTGGATCAATCAATGGAGCTCCTGTTTCTCTAGATAATCGTAGTGCTTGATCATAAAATAAATTTCTTACTTCTTTTGATGGAGTATAAGGAATATATCGACCATCTTCCACGGCTAATCGAGTCTTCTTAGGTAGACGATCTAATTGTTTTCTTAAATCGTCATCTTTAATTCCTAATTTTTTTGCTGCTTGAATATTTCTATGCATCTCTTGAAACGAACGATATCTTTGAATCTCAGAACCTAGATACTCATTTAAAACCTTTTGAGGATCAATAGGTCCTCCTTTTAAAACATCTCCTAAAAATGTTGCTCTAGCAGAGGATAATCTTTTATTAAAATCTCCCACCATAAATTTAAAAGAATTAGCAGGGTCAACTTCGATATTTCTAAAACCAAATATGCCAGGTATTTCATCTGCTAAATCATATACTTGTCCGTACTTATCTGCTTTCTTTAAGGGAGATCTTCCAATACGAAGAGCTTGAGCGATAGATCCTGGTGCAAAAGTTTCAACAACATGCATTGTTCCTTTATAAAGTTTTTCTCCGATAGGATCTTCTGGTCTAAACACTTGTCTATCTTCTCTAGTTCTACCATTTCTTAAAACTAAATCAGCCATCGCTTCTATGTAGATAGCCTCTGATAAGAAAGGCTTTACTAATTCTGACATACCAATGATACCGCCATCCAATAATCTTTTAGTCATGTTCTCATCAGTGGTTTCCCCTTTTGCTAGTTCATTAAAGATTGTTCTAGCTGGACGAAGAAGAGAGTCATAAGGGTAAATGTAAGATAAATCCATGTATTGAATTTTACCTGTCTTATCATCTTTCCCTGTTGGTACTAACAAAGAGTTTTCTGACCAAGAAGGAACAAAACGACGAAGAGCTTGCATATCTTCATCAGTGAATTGAGATAATTGTTTTCCAAGTTCTACTGCACCTACTGGTAAAGCTGCACCTGTTCCTAAAACTCCTGCCATTCTTCTCATACCAATTCCTCTTGTTTCTTCTTGAGCTAGTTCTCTCATTGCTCTTTGTATAGTATTGAATCCTGTTCTTATAATTTCTGCAGGGAACGCAACAAATGTTCCTAGCGGTAATTTACGAAGAGACTTGATAGCGTCTCCTACATAAGCGTAATTAGGAATATTATTCTTTGTAACATCAGCAGAGATATTTTTAATTAAGGCCTCAACAGCATCCTCTTCTATTGATTCTCCTGAACGAACAATTGTTTTTGGTTGAAAGAAAATAGGATCAGAAGTATCTACTTTCCTTCCTGTAATTTTACTAACCATACTTTGTAAGCCATTTAGTATTCCTGTTTCTTTTTCACTTAAAGCTTCTTTTCCTTCTTTAGCTTTTGCTATGATCTTACTAACTCCTTCTTCGCTAGTATTATTTTTTTCGAAGAATTTACGAAACGCTCCTTTATAACTTTCTTGTTCAAATCCATAATTATATATTTTCCAAAAATCATCTTCTGCCATATAGGCATCAGTAATCTTTTGTCTTAATTTTCCAAATCCCGAACCCAATGTTTCTATAGTGTTTTTCATTCCCAAATCACCAGTGAGATCCACATTTTTACCAATCTTTGCTCCAAGATCTGCTAGTTCACCAATGATAGTATTGGTACCTACAATACCTCTTCTTGTGTAATCTAAATATTTTTGAAAAGCAGCTCTGTCTTTTCCGCCTTTACTAAATGCTTTAAAAGAATCTTTAAAAGCACTAACTGTTCTTGCAGGATTCAACAAATCTAAATTACCATTCATAAGTGTGAAAGCCCCTGCACTAATTATATTTCTTAAGTGAGTGAAAGGAGAAAAAATTGTTTTAGCTTGTTGTGAAATAGATTTAGGAGTAAGAACAAAATAATCATACAAACTAGCTAGTGTATTTCCTTTTGCAGCGTTTGCTTGAATTTCAAAAGCTTGTCTCATTTCTGTGCTAGTGTATAGACTAGAAAGAGCAGGATCATCGATACTGGTTAATTTACCAATAGGGACAATGTCTGATTCCTTAGTTCCAAAAGCTCTAGCCGCATCTGCAGCATTTTCAAAAAAGATTGTTCCTTTGCCTGTCTTTGCCAATCTTGATAACATTTCAAATTCTGTAATCAAAGCTCCTTGTTTAGCAATTGTAGAAGCAACTGTATAAAAAGGATCTTTAATCTCTCCAAAAAAATCTTTTAATTCTTCTGGTAGTTTCTTTGCTTTTAAAATTCCTTCCTCTACAGTAAGACCTAATCTTTTTAACTGTATGTTATTAGGTATCGTACTAGCTTTTTGAATATCGTTTTTATAAAGGCTTTCGAGAATATCTCTTGCTTGTTCCTCGGCAGATACTCCTGCTTCAGGAGCTATACCTTTTCTTTCTGACTCTGCAATTCTATCACGTACTTCCTGTCTACCTTGTCTAATTTTACCTAATATATAAGTATACGCCTTATCATAGGCTTCCGCCGATGGTTCATATTTTGAAAAAGCTTTTCCATAAGGACTATTTCTTTCAATTAATTGATATGAAGTAGTTAGATATTCTCCAACGTTTTTTTCTATTTGAGCTCTTAAAGGAGATAATTCTGCTGTGTCTGGTATGATCTTTAAAATAGCATTTGAATAAGCATCTACCGTATCACGAGCATTTTTAATATCACTAAATAATCTGTCTCTCTGAGAACTTTTTACATTTAAATTGTCTAAAACTTTATTAAGTTTTAGATCTCCTCTCCCAACTAAAACATTTTGTATTCCCTCTGCTAGTTGAACTTTTGCTCCTTTTTTAGCTTTTAAAGAAATACCTGCTGTATCATCTAGAATATCTTCCACTGCTTTTTCTAATTCAGCACTTCTGACTTTTCCTATTGTTTCAAATCTACCTAATTCATTTTTTTGTTGTTCCAAAGTTTCAAATATTTCTCTTGGTTTAATTCCTTGAGGTGTGAATTTAGCAATAAATCTTTTTAAATGATTATCAATCGGGTTCTTTTCTTTAAATGTATACTTGACGGAATCAGCACCTTTTTTCAAAGCAGAAAAACCACCACCAATAATGGATGTTAATGCAGCGCCCTCTAGTGCGAACTTAAATCTATTTTCTAACTCTCTTAAAGCCTCTGACCTACCTTCTCTTTCTCTTGTGTCTCTTTGTGTTGGACCAAAATTTAATTCATCTCCAATAGTGCCAATACTTTCATCAGCAAAAACAAAGTCAGCTAAGGCTCCTCCGCCTAGCCCTGCACCAAAAACATATGTTTTATCTAATAAGGCTTGTCTTCTTATATTTGTAGCGCTAGTTAGTCCTTCTTCAATTTTAGCTAGTTCATCACTAGATAATTTACCTGCTTTGTTTGCTTCTTTAAATGCTTTAACATCAGCATATTTACCTGTTTTTTTTGCTTTGATAGCTTTGTTGGCTAAGTTTGTTGCAATTTTCCAACCAGCAGTTGATGGAATGCCTAATCCCACAATAACTTCTGTTAGTTTACCAGCGGTTGTTTCTTCCGCCATTTCATCAAGAGGATTTATTTTTTCAAAAAATTCTTCAACAGCAGTGGCTGTATCTGTGCCTGCTCCTAAATCATAAAGAGTTGCTCCTAGTGAAACAAATCCCTCCGGTATTTTGAATAAACCAGAACCTATACCTGCGAAAGTGCTCTTTAAGCCTAAATAAGAATCTTCTTTGTCAGAAACTAAATCTTTTTTAGTAGCCGATTCTTGTTTGTTGATAAGATCTGATAATGGCATGACATTACGGTGTTACTACTTTAACTCCAGGAAGTCTCACAAAATCTTCTTGCAAGTCTAAGTAATCTCTTTTCTTATCAAAAGCGCCTGGTTTGATTTGATAAGCAATATATTTACCATCTTCAATATCGAAGAAAACTTTATTCGCTTGTGTGCTAATAACATCTTTTTTAATTTTGCCATTTTCGTCTGCATAGTTAGCAGGATCTTCTAAAGATGTTGATAACACATAACCAGAACTTTTAGCCGCTCCTAAAATATCTCCTGGTCTATCTGCATCTTTTAAATAATCACTGAAAGCAGCTATTCCTTTTTGTTCATCGGACTCTAAACCTAAAGCCATTCTTGTTGCTTCTTGATCGTCGACATTCATATTATCTTTTATAGTTTGAATGGTTGCTTGAAACTGATAAGTCTTTTCATCTTTTTTCTTTAACTCTTTTTCTAAATTTAGTTCTCTTTCTGCTCCTTCAATTGCAGCAATTTCAATTGCTCTTTCATCTTGTGCAGCTTCTCTAGCTAATGCAGCAAATGTCTGTAATGGATCTTTTGCTGATTTTGCAATTTTCTCTGCTAAGTTGCCTCCTCTAGCAGATGCTAAATTTAAACCAAACTGTGCTAATTGTAAGAAGCCTTGTTGTCTTCTCATTTTTTCAGGATCACCAATTAATTCTTTATATAGAGCAGAACGATTTTGAGCTAATTCACGGAGTCTCTCCAAGTCTGAACGTTCTTTTTGTGGATCTAATTCAGGGGCAGGAGATTCTTTTGAGTCTTCGCTACTAGGTGTTTCTGTAGTGACAACATTCTTTTTTTTCTCTTCCTTTAATTTTTCAGTGCTGTCTAAAGCATCATCCTCTTTAAAAAACTTTTCTTTAATTGAGGATATCTTAGCTTCCTCTTTTTCTTTTTCCGCTTGTAGTTCAGCTATTTTAGCTTCTTCTTCCTCTGTGTTAAATCCTTGTTTCTTCTTCTGTTCAATAACTTTTTGCTGATATTCAATTTCATCTTGAATATTATCTACTCCTGATTCGGCTTTACTGACTTGATACTCTTCTTTTTGTTTCATTAACTCTTCATCTGATTGAGCTAATGCAGAAGAATTTGTAAATTTGAATGAATCTGCATAAGGCTGAGTCATTTGAGGTCTTCTCTGTTGTTCCATAAATCCTGGAAGATCAGGGCCTTCTCCTCTTAAAATATTATATAATCTATCAACACTTTCCGTTTCTTTAATTTTACCTGGAATTCTAGTTTGATCCACTTCTTGATAAAAATTTAATACTTCTCGAGCGGACATTCTGTCATAGTCCTCTAGAGATAATCCTTTTAACGGATTAAAAATTGGCTTACCAGAAATAGCACCTGACTCAGTGTATCCTAAATCTACAGAACCACCATTAGCAAATGCAGGTAGACCGTATCGACGTAGCTCGTCCTTGGTCAATGGTCGTTGAAACATCGGTCTATCTAAGATAGCCATCTAAAAACCTGCCAATGAACTAATACCACTTAGTGTTCCACCTGCTGAACCGTAAGCACCAAGTCCTGCGATGCCTAATCCTAAAGCCTGTTGAAGAGCAGAAGGAGTGGGTTGTTGTGTGTATGTAATTTGTGATGAGGGTACGCCTCGTAGAATATCAGAAGCAAATGCTGTTCTTTCAAACGGTTCTTTTTGTTCTGCTAAAGTTGTTGCTCTTGCAGCTTCGATTTGTGCTTGACCAGGGACGAATGCTCCGTCTGGTCCTTCGAAACCAAACTGTTGTGTCAGTTGTCCGAGGCCCAATAACCTGTTGATGTCTTCACCACCAAGCTGTTGTCCCAATTGACCAAGTCCTGCTTGTCCTTGAGCAGCCTGTAGTGTTTGTGTTCCAATCGTACCAAGTTGTTGTGCTGTTGCTCTTTGAGCTTGTTGTGCTTGTAAATAGTTTCTTGATAAATCTTCAAAAATTCTTTGTGATTGAACCTGAGCTAAGTTTCTAGCTTCCTCCGCTTCACGGACACCGAATCGTGATCCGCCAAAAGCACCTGCTGCCACGGCTTCGGCAGAAGTTCTTTGTCCTTGAATATCAGCTTGTCTTTGTAATTCAGCTAAAGCTTCTTGTGTAACTTGTTGTTGATAAGGATCCATGTATGTAGAAATTTGTGATGGATCTAAAACTTCTTGAGCGGCACCGATTGCTTCTAAGCCTGTACCAATGGTTGTTCTTGCAGCCTCTAGGTCTGGTTGATAGGCACCTAATCCTGCTTCTGCTCTTTGAATCGCAGCTTGTTGTTGTGGAGTTAATCCTGCTACTTCGTATGCAGGAATCTCAGAGGGTCTCGATGCTAGTCCCTGTGCACCAAATACTGACTCTAATAATTTTTCTGCTCTCTCTTCAATGAAGGGTGCTTGTCGTTGATATTGGTATATTGTTTCAGCCATTACGCTACCTTACTTTCAAATTTATCCATCATGTCATACATCATTTTAGCGCCCTTACGACGTTGTTCTAACTTATCATCTTTATCTGCACCATTCAATGCCCCAAGTCCTCTAACTGCAGCAGCAGTCATGACAAACTCACCATCAGATAACATCGCAGGAATATCATCAGATTTCTCTGTCCCTGGTCCGTCGATCTGTCCTGTTTTACGAGGGAAGCCTCCCTCAGCAACTCTTGCAATTGGTTGTAATGTAGGAGCTGATGCTCCGTATCTACCTGTTGCGGTATCATAGTACGTGGCCCTCGGTGCACGGACATCGAACATACCTTGACTACCAGGTTCAATTTGTGCTGGTGCGGGCATGCTTGTATCTTCTTCTTTAAATGCTCCCATGGAACCTAAAGCACCAAGACCTAAAGCACCTGTTAATAATTTATTATCTTTTGCGAATTGTAATGCTTGTGATCCTATTCCTGGTTTAGCTAATGCTTGAGCTGCAGTTTTTGTGGCCATCGAACTTGGTGCTCCGCCTAATGCAGTTTTTAATTCTGCAACGGTTTTAGCATTTTTAATATTTGTAGGTACAGCAGTTGCTCCATAGCTTGTAGCAGGTGCTGTTCCGAATAGACCCGCACTAGCTCCAAAACTTCCTAAACCAAAACCCATTAAGGCGTTTGTTGCGATGTTTGAAGGGTTGTCTCCTCTTGCTGCTGATCCTAATCCTGTACCGATAGCTGCACCCATAGGTCCGCCAATAGCGAAACCTACTGCACCTCCGATAACTGGTAGAATCTTTTTTAACATTTTATTCCTTTTTGTTGACCGCACCTAAACTAGCAAGTCGTGGTGCGAAAATTGTTACATCTCTTTGAATATGCTCTTCTGCAGTATCCGTATCTGGATTTTCAATGTCCGCAGT